GGAAGTTCTCCGTCCCCTCCCCGGGGGGTACCCCACCCCCCCCACCGGCGCCGGATCCGTCCGAAATGCCCTGCCCTTGCGGACCGGAATGTTTCCGTCGGGCTTTTACAGCACCGTTGCACCCTTTATAATATTTTTATTATCTTTTGTTTACTTTTAGGCTCTATACTGTTCCCAATCCAGAGACCAGGGGAGGGCATAATTTCCGACATCCTCTTTTTGCTGTTCTTCTTTCCGGATCACAAGCTTGTCTGACTTCTGTCTGTTACAGATCCAGTGAGCCAGCTGCAGATTGTCCATATCGCTCGGATGTCCGCCCTTGGCGATCGGAATGATATGGTCAATGCATGGTGACAGCGGATGCGGATATTTCACCCCGAAGTCTACCGGCATTCCGCATATGCCGCACTTTGACTGGGTGGAATAAATGATCCGCTTGTTTCTTTCAAATGCCCCTCTGTGTGTGCCGTTTTTATCCGGCCGGTTATTTCCTGCCATAGTCGTATAAAACAAACAGGACCACGGTTTTCCGCAGTCCTGCTCAAATAGGGGAAGTAGGAATGTCTGCCACCCGGCCAAAAGAGGGGGCGGTCTTTTCAGCCGTACCCTCTTTTCACGAGGTGTCACAGTGGCATATCCATCTCACATTATCTTACTCTATCACGATAACACAGAAATACGCCCCCTGATTACCCCTCTTTTAGATTCTTTTGCTGAGCAGATAATAAAACTTCCTGCGCCTGTCATAATACACGTTATGTCCGCATGGAATATTCCTCAATGCTCTCAGGTTCTCATAGGTCACTCCCTCATTCGTCACGCCCAGCATCAGCCATTCGAACAGCTCCGGATCTGCTTCCCTTGCGCAGTTCTCCACCAGATCCACGTTCCTTACCAGCTGTTCCCGTCTCTCCACCAGATCACAGGTCGGATCCGGATTGATGTTTCCTTTCGGCATATCCGAGTAAGTGATCGCTTTGGAAGTATCCGTCAGTCCAGACAGTTCCTTCCGCCATTCGTGGTATTGGAGCGCAAAGTGCATTGCCATATAAAACTCATGCGTTCCGATCTTCCACCTGCCGGTCTTTTTACTTCTCCTCGCCATCGCTGTTCCTCTCCTCCCACTTCTCGCATACCATTGTCAGTTCTTCGCCTGTTATCCGGCAAACCCGGCCGGCATAGTGCCCGCAGTTTTCACAGCTCCGGTAAAGTCTGCCGGTGCTCTCCGTTTTCTCTTCTTCTCCTGTTCGCATCGTTTCCTCCCTGCTATCGGTATCTCGAAATAACACAAATAAGACAATCCCGTGTATGGATTGACTCCCTGCTTCCAACTGCTCTTATCTGCCATATAGCCTTCTGTGCGGTAACGGTTGGGCTGTGTGTTCATTCCTTCCGCTCCCAGCTCCAGAAGCTTACGCATCGTCCAGTGATTGTATGTCTTTACCTCCGGTGTCGGGTTTAAGAGATTTCTGCTGCAGCCGTACTTTCCGGTTGCCTTCTTCTCCTCCTTTGTCAGCTGTGTTCCGTCCTCCAGCTCCCACGGCTGCGGCTTCACCATATAGTCGGCCAGCTTCTCCGCATTCCCTTCCCTGCGGATATGATCGAAGTGTACCAGGCCATCTGCCGGACACAGTCCTTCCAGCAGTGCCAGTTCGATCGGCGTCATCCCCCTTGCTCTGGTCCATGCATCCGAGATGATCAGATCGGCATCCGGATCCGGAAGGCGGTTGATGATCACATGGAGATGCTTCCCTCCCCGGCTCCCTACCTCCAGACGGTACATATACTTGAGAGCGGTCTCATGCTTCCGGTACTGCCTCTGCAGGATCTTCACAAATCTCCGGAAGTGCTTCATCACCTCTTCGATCTGCATCCTGGTTCCCTCACGGTACTTCAGTGTCAGATACCAGTCCCCCTGATCGAAGTTCAGCTGTATCTTTCTCCTTACACGGTTCTCCTTGTTCTTCTGGTTCTGCTTCCGGATCTGCTCCTTTGTCGGCTTCTCATGCTCCGCTCTCTTCTCATGCTTTGCCCCGTACCTTCCTCTCCACTGGCAGACATGTTCAATCCCCCATGCCGATCTGTATATCCATTCCGTGTAACCCATTACCCTCTGTCCTATCTTTAATATATTTATATAGCACTTTTAAAACAGCCACCGCTGCGATGTATCGTTTCCCTTCATATAGAAGAAAGCCCGCCGACATTCAGTGAATGTCAGCCCTTTTCCTTCTCTGCGCCTCTCTGGCTCTTTCCAGGCATACCGGGCAGTTCTTCCTCTCCGGTGCCGGTATTCTTTTACAGCAGCACTGACAGAGTCCTTTTTTCACAGCCTCTGCCCTGCGTTTCCTCTGAGAAAGTTTTACGATCTCTCTTTTTTTCTCCGGATGCTCTGCCTGCCAGGTCTGTATATACTTGCGCTGCTTTTCCCTGTTTTCTTCACGGTTCCTGGCTTCCTTCCGGGCCTTTTCCTCCATCAGTTTCTCCCAGTCAATGCGAGGTTGATCCACTCCCATGCAGTACATTTTACGAATATTCCTCCCTCTTATGCCTTGCGAACCAGTTAGTCACACCGGAAACTGTCACACCAAATTCCTCCGCGATCTTTTCATACGTCCATCCCGCCTCTTTCAGGGCATACATCTTTCCGCCGTCTTTGATCACGCCTCTTACCCGTCTCTGTACCTCCGGAGACATGGTTTTCTCTTTCTTTTGCTTCTTTTTTTCCTCTTTCTTCTCCGGTTCTGCCTCCACCGGCTCTTCTTCAGGTTCGCGGGAATCCATGATGTACTTCATTATCTTATCCATGCATTCCCCGCAGAATTGCGATTTCTCCAGCGGATTCTCTCCGCTCAGATCCCCGTCGAGCCCCTTACGGAAATTCCATGCAAGGTACCCGATCTGGTCTGTCGTATCCATCAGATTCTGACATCTGTCACACTGTACTTTGATCATTTGTCCCTCCTCCGGATGCTGCCTTGTTCGGCTTTTCCGAACTGCTATTTACTAGGTTTACAGTATGTATAAGTCGATTCATACACCTAACATCTTCGGGAGATAATTCAAGTCTTGCGTCCTCGCCTTTTTCACAGTATTCCTCACTTTTGAAAAACTCTGCCATTTTCTTTATCAAATCTCTTGTCTGTGTCATTCCTTATCACTCCCTTCTGCCAATACATCTGCAATTTTAGACATACATTCGTAGGAAAGATTGTCCGTCCATGTATCAGTTTTCCACTCGGCAACGATTGACTTTATCTTGTTCATTATGTTATCTGTAACCAATGCTTTTAACTGATGGTCACGACTTGCTATTGCTGTCGAAAAACAATGGTAGCAGTCTCCGTAGAATTTTCTTTTTTCGCATTCTTCTTCTGGAAAAGGGTTTTCAAATATTGGCTCTCCTAAAATAAATTGATTTAGGTCGTATGGACATTTAATTTCGCTCATTCCTTGTCCTCGCTTTCTGCCTTATATTCCTCACTCCTTTCCATCAGATACATCGTGGGTTTCGTTTTCCTGTACCCACATTTTTCGTATACGTGGATTGCTCTTTCATTATCTGCATTGACCCACAGATTAGTTAAACCATATTCTTTTGTTAAATCAGCAACAACCTGCGTTCCAATATTTTTGTTCTGATAAGGCTCATAGATAGCTAAGCGAGATAACATTTTATTCTTAAGATCAATTTCAGCTTCTCCCACTTTGGTATCGCCTAAAAATATTTCTATTTCTCTGTACAATTCATTTTCTTTATATTTCATTCTTCCACCTCTGACTTGTCCGCAAGGATTGCAAGGCTTTTGGATATATCTGCAAGCATTGCTGCTATTAAACCAAGCCGAAATATTACCTTTTTTTTATAAGTCCCAGTTGGTTGGTTTTCCGCTCTTTTAATCGCTTCATCCAGAACCATTGCATTTTCTTCGAGTCTAGTCATTTTTCCACCTCACTTTCTGCCTTGCGCTATCTCCATAGCTTCATCTATTGAAACATCAAACATCTTCTTGAAAGTTCTTGCAGATACTACACAATACTTCCTCGTTGGATAACCATAAGTGGCAGGAGTTTTAGCAGCTTTAAATTTTGTATTTATCTCGAACCATTTATAGATTTCTGAATTGAAATGTTTTAATGCTTTTCCTTTATCTTCATGTACTTTCAAATCCGAAACATGATCTCGTATTAAATCATAATGAAAAGTAACATATCTCATTCGCCGCTTCCCTCTTCCACTGCCATTATCACCGCTTCATCATTGATCTGTTTTCCCTTATCCGACCAGTTCACGCCGAAACGCTCGATAATACTCTTGAAGTCGTTCAGGTCATGGAGACGGATATACTTTGCATCCCCATCCACACCGACATGCAGCAGTTCATGCCAGATCACGACGGCGATCTGCTCATCGGAGAGGTTTACAAGGTTCGGCTCAAAGAGTGTGATGGTAAAATCGCAGGGGATGGCCCATTTATTCTTTTCCTGCACTTTCTCACATTCACCGTATACCCTTTTGCGTCTGGCTTTCTTCTCTGCCGTACTGGAAAGGTATACGATGCTCTCACCCTGCAGATGTGCCAGCTCCGCCACGTTCTCGATCAGATAGTTCCCGATCTTCGCATATTTTTCAGAGATTGTTCTTGTGTCCATTCTGCTCCTCCATAATTTCTTCTTTCAGCATTTCAAGTATGGCATCCACGCACTCTTCCTTCTTGTTCTTTTCGATCATCTCTTCAAACTCTTTAAATGCTGCTGCCATGCCTTTCATGAGAACGAAGAACTGTCCTACCGGCCCCAGCCCGAGATTGTCACACAGCTCCACTTCCTGCGTTCCTTCCTTCATTTCAAAAGTCATATATACATGACTCTTCGTGATCATTTCATCCATGATTTCTGAAAATGTTTCGATATTCAGTTCTTTCATCCTTTCCTCCTGAAATAAGATGCCGCCTCACAGGTTGCGAAGTGTGATATGTATCCTTTCATCATTGCCGCATCCTGCCTGTCCCCTTTGATAACAGAACCGTCTTCTGTAATGAATATATCCGCGCCTTTCTTATCCGGCTGGAATCCGATCCCTTCCGGATCGCACGGCATTGCTTTTCCGCCCTTTGTCAGGATCCACACGATCGGTTTTCCGCAGCCTTTGCATATCCCATTGTCCATTACCGCCTGTGCCCTCCTATCTTCTGCATATACTGCAGTTCCTTGATCGCGTTATAGATGGATGCCGCAAATCCTTCATCAATGTCTACAGACACGTACATCGGATTTTTGCCGGTCTGCTTCTCTTCCTTCTCCACGGCAACCTCATAATCCATTAACAGCTCCACAAGTCCTTCGATCGTTGTCTCCGGTTCATAGTATTCGTACCGATCATCTGTTTCTTCTTCCGTGATCTGCTCTTTCAGGCTCTTTTCCTCTTCTACCGGTGGTTCTGCAAGGACCTCAGGCTTTTTGTATTCCATAGTCCCCTTTGCTTCCTTCTTTTCGGTACTTTTGGGACTCTTTTCGGGACTTTTGGGACTTCTTTCGGGACTTTTGGGACTGATATTGGGACTTTTCTTCTCTTCCTTCTTTGACGGCTGTACCTTGCTCTCCTTTTTCTGTTGCACCGGTGCAACTGCCGCTTCTTTCACCTTCGGGAAATCCTTCATCCATATGCTTTCCCACATCTTTTTCCCGCTTTCCGGTCCTACTGCTCCAATTCCCCATGCCATCCGATAGAGTTCATACAGAGCATTACTGATATCCTCGCCGGTATACTGCTGTGTTGTATTGCTACGGATATCAATCATTGATATCCTGTCCCCGTTGATGTTCAAAGCAAACTTTCCTGCCGCCGGCACTCTGGCCATATACATCTTCTGGCCTGCCGGCGCCAGCGTTTCCAGAAGCATCTGGGTCGTGGTGTTCACTCCCAGATAATCCAGTTCCAGAAGCTGCTCCATCATTTCCGGCGCCGCCTCCCCGATCTGGTAAAGCACCTTTGCCAATATGCTAAGATCCTCCTGCGCTTTCGGTGCATCCTCTGTCATTACCTCGATGGGTGTGATCTTCTTTTCTTCGTCCACCTCATCCTTGATGGTCTTGATCTCTGCTGCGGAAAAATCATCTGTGAGCACTTCGTTCAGTTTGTCCGGCAGCGTCAGCATCATCGCCAGTTTCTTGATGCCGAATGCTCTGTACTTCTCCTGCAACTGCTCCGGATCCTTCGGATCCCCGAAGCGGTCATGGATCGACATGAAACGGCTTACCGTTGTTTTATCCAGGTTGTACTCCGCCTCGGCAAATTCCACCACGTTCTGGTACGGGCTGTCCTTCAGCACATCCGTATCTCTGGCCTGCTTTAACAGATACCCGATCCTGACGAATCCCTGCGCTGCTTTGTTCAGTTCGTAGTCCAATTCCGACTTGAACTGACTATACGACTGCTTGTATACGATTGCGTGTTCTTCCATTCTTCTTTTCCTCCAGATTCTTCACATATTCGTCCAGTATCGGCTGCAGGATCTCCTCATCCGGCTTTTTATCATAGGCTTCGTACCACTGCCGGATTTTCGTCCCCCGGATCTCGATGGTGCAGAAGGGAATATCCGGCTCACTGGCTTTTCTTAAGAAAAGGATGATCCCCTTACCTTCCTCATGTCCTTTCAGATACTCGTTACCACCCACGCAGTGGTGCAGCATCCTGCCTTCTTCCACGATCTCCGCCGCATTCCTTGCCGGCCGGATCACAAACTCCCCTGCAACCGCTCCGTACTTCTTCTGCAGCTTTGCGAAACGCTCCGCGATCTTCGGATACTTCTCCATCACTTCCCGCTTCCGCTTGTCCATCTCTTCCTTTTCCAGTTCCAGCACCATTTCATCGTGCCTGCGCCGCAGATCCTTCGGAAACAGGATGATATCATCGTTCAGATCGTACCCTGCCCGCAGGCGCATCCGGATATAATCCAGATAGATATCGAAAGCTGTGTTTAATTTTCTCTGCTCTTCCTTGTAACGGATCACCTTATCAACTGTGGTATGCTTCAGCACCTCCCGGATCGTTACACGATCGTTGTTACTGTAAAGTTGCTTCAGAAAAACCTCTCTCTTAAGGTCCGCCTTCGTCCAGTGCTCTTTCCTTCGCCTTTCCTCCTGATACAACTGCAGGTAAAACGCTTCCCCTTCCACTTCCTTCAGATCCTTCATGCGTTCCTTATAGATCCGCAGCCTGTCCCATACCGTTTTCCCCTTCGGATTGATGTTTGCGCCGTACTGGCAGATCAGCATCCGTACCAGATGCCGCATTCCCAGCTTCTGGGCCAGCTCCATATCCGGATACCTGGCAAATGCTTCGTAGTATGGCAGAACATCCCACTCCCCCGGCCTTCCATACTTAAGCATCGGCGTGTTGTCGATCTCGATCATGGTGTCCGGATAGATGTTATCCGTGTACATGCTTTTTCCGTGGACGTTGAAGGTATACCACTCACCTGTTCCCCATCCGCTATTGAAAAACCATCGTTCCGGCTTCTTCCCCTTCCGCAGGAAGACACGGGCATATTCTATATGCTTGTAACCGGTTTTCATTTCCGGGCCGGTCATCTGATCCGTTTCGAACAGCCGGAAGACAAAATCCTCTCCCATACGCTGCCCCATCATCCAGTCTTTCGTCCGGAACGCTGTCTCTTTGCAGCGTCCCATAGCTTTGTACTTTGCTTTTGTTCTGCAGATGATGCATTTCCCGTAAGCGCCGTGTACCGGTGTCTCCAAAAGCTTCTCCATGGCCTGCGCTTCATAGCTCTCACTCAGTCTGGTCACTCCGCTGTATTCCATGCCGCAAACCGTACAGAATACTTTTACATGGCGTCCTTTCCGCGTGTACTGCAGTTCTCCCTTTTCTTCGAACAGTCCCTTTGCATAATTTCTGGCTTTCTCCGGGACTGCCCTCATCTTCGGCTTTCCCATCGACTCATTCCCCCAGATAATATTCTCGTATGATCTTCTTTGCCGTGCGCATTCCCGGGATCCCCATCTCCACATGTGAATTGCAGATCCCCGATGCCTTTATAATCCGGCTGTCTACTTTGTATTTGTTGGTGAAAGACCATTTCAACAGCTCCCCGATGCATCCGATCAGGCTCTTTCCCTTCTTCCTGACCGCCAGCATCATCTCGTTGTTCTCCATCGCATAGGACTGGATATAATCGATCCAGTCGCTCACGATCTCGGAAGGCTGCAAGTCCCTTTTCTCCACTTCCAACTTCCCGAGGGTCGCCGTCACCTGCGTACACAGGCTGTCCGAAAATCCTTCCAGATAATCCCGTGCATCCTCTTCATCTATGCCGTTCTCTCTTGCCAGCTCCATCAGGGCCTTGCTGTCTCCCTGATCCTTCTGGCCCTCCGCTGCCTTGTTCAGCTCTTCCCAGCTGTCAAATTCTCCAAATTTTTCAAACATCCCCTTTTCCCCTTTCTTTTATCTGAAATCTGCTCCCGTCAGATCCTGCAGCAGTTCCAGCAGCTTCTGTACTTCTTCCCAGTTCAATGTAATCCCACGCTTCAGGATATCGTCCTTTGACTGTTCCCCCGGCTTGTTCCGGATCCATTCCCGGATATCCAGTTTCGGCCTTGCCCGGTTATACGAAATAATATTTACTTCCTTCGTATATTTTCCCCCTTCATCGCTGGACAGGATCCCCAGATGCGTCTCTATTTCATATTCAAACTTCATCGTACCCCCTTCGGCATCTTCAGATATATTCCCCAGACTACTTCCCGGATTTTAAGGTTCGGGATGCGGTCGATCAGGTTCACCAGACGCCTTTCCACTTCGGCCTGCACCAGATCCCATTCCACCATCTTCCGGCATTTTGCTTCCAGCTTCTCCGGAAAGATCCCATCTACCAGAGCTTCTTCTTTCCCCTTGTAAAAGCGGTTCCCGTAAAACAGTTTTCGATCCTCCTCACGAAGGTATCCGTGGGCGGTTCCCCAGATGACCAGCGCATCCGCGCAATCCTTCTTGTGGACCGCCGCCTGATACCTCGCTGAGATACCGTAATTTGTCGCAGCTCTCAGCATTTCCGTGATATCCTTGATGAGGTCATTACGTACGCTTTCTGCGGTCGGATTCCGGACATTCTCCGTGGCGTTGTTATTTCCCATCGTCTTCCTCCACATCCATTCTGTTCTGCTGGCGGCGATAATCATTCTTCGGTACCGGCGTTTCATAACTCACCGGCAACGACACAGGATCCGTGATCACGATCTTCAGCTGCTCTTCTTCATCCTGTTCCAGAATGTCCCGGATCTCCTTCCTAAGCTCGATCAGGTATACGCTCAGCTCTTTCATTGTGATCTTGTCCATCCGGTCTGAATCAAAGATTTCACTCAATGGAATCGCCCTGTTTCCATCGTCTATTGTCAGATCCGAAGAGCCTCTTTCCAACGCTTTCAATGCGTCCTTTGTTTTGGTATAGGCTTTCGCCATCTCCATCAGTTCGCTTGGCGTTTCTTCTGTTCCTACAAACTCCATTACTGCTCACCTCCTGCCGCATAGGCCAGCCCTGCCGATATGATAACGAGCAGGGCATCGCCTTCCCCTGTGATCCCGCTTAATACTGCCGATACCGTAAACAGTACGACCGTAATAAAACAGCGCTTAATCGTGTTTTCCTTCCGAATCTGGGCGTCCCAGCGATTGTGGGCACGCTCCCATCTCCTGCTCCTGTATTCGTCCATGCTCTCTTTCCTTTCTTCATCCCTCCGCCGGTATCCACAGGATCCGGACGTAATCCCCATAGGTTGCAATCCATTCCTTCGCACCTTCCATGTCCTCCCGGAAGATGTCTATCGCCGTTCCGTCCTTCAACATCGGACCGCCGCCGATGTCTCTGGCCTCGAACATCCCGATGTATTCCCCTTCCAATGTCCAGAGCAGGGCGATATCCCCCAGGTGCTCCTTATTGGAAGCAAGGATGCCTTCGTACGGCATCGTGCCGTCATAGGTGCAGTTCCCTGTCGGGAGGTAGCAGGTGCAGCGGATCTGCTCCGATTGTTGCACCGGTGCAACTGCCGTGATTCCTGCCAGAAGTGCTATGATCAGCGCTCTCATGCCGTTTTCTTCACCTTTCCCTTCTTCCGGCAGGTTTCCGCTATCTCTCCCATCGTTACACCCAGCACATCTGCCAGCGCTTCCAGTTCATATGCGTAGCATCCCTGCGGATTCTTGAAGCGGTTAAATATCGTCCTGCGACACATACCGGTTCTTGATGCCAGGTCTTCCACTGTCGGAATGCCGACGCGGATCATATTGATCTTTATCGTCTGCTCAAATGCTGTCATATCCTGCCCTCCTTTCCTACCCTGCTGCCGTGATCTCATCCAGGTTGCAGCCCATCGCTTCCGCTATGGCCCTGATCGTGCTCTCCTTACAACTCTTACCGTTGAAGGCGGCACTCATTGTTACCCTGGATATTCGTGCTTTCCGGCTGACTGCTTCCTGCGTCAGCCCCTTCTCCTTCAGTTTTGCAAAGGTTTTTACCTGATCCAATCTCAAACCGCCCACCTCCTTTCGCAATTTGTTCCTGTGAGGATCATTGTTTTTTAAAGAATGTCAATACATTCTTTAAAAAACCTGATACGATCGTATCAGTGCTTTAGATTTCTAAACTTTCTCGGTAAAAAAATAAGCCGGTATGTCTTCCGGAGGAAATCTCAATACTGCTGCCGACTTCTTCATTTCTTCCTGGGTGAATTCCAAGGTATTGTTCAACCGCTTACTCAGAGATACTCTTCCGATTCCAACTGCGTCAGCAAAGGCATCTTGCGTCCCGAATATCTCCTTGATCCTTCCTCTTAACTTGCTATAATCGAACAATTTTCCACTCCCTCCTTTCTGTTTAGTTTTCTAAGCTATAACACCGAGATTTTTTATTGTCAACCACTTTTTTTATTTTTCTAAACTTTTTGTGTTTTTCCTTGCTTGTTTTGTTGTCTTTTCTAAACTTTTGTATTATTCTATATGAAAAAGGAGGGCGGCATGATATGAGTAAAACATCCGATAGACTTAAGGAAGCAATGAGAATACGTGATATGAAGCAAGTAGATCTTCTTGCCAGAACTGGAATCAACAAGGGTGCTATGAGTTCTTATCTTTCCGGTCGTTATGAGCCGAAACAGAAGAATCTTCATGCGCTTGCTCGCGCTCTTAATGTAAGTGAAGCATGGCTTATGGGTTTAGATGTTCCCATGGAACCTTCAGCCCTCTCCCCTGCTCCCTCCCTCTCCCCGGATCGGAAGGATCTTCTTGATAAGTATGATGTTTTGAATGATGAGGGAAAGGCCGAGGCCGTACGTTATATTGGTATGCTCAGTGCCGTCCCTGCTTACATCGAAGAAGTCATAGATATAGAACGAGACGCATAGGCAATGTTATCTATCCAGAAATATTTGTATCTTGAAAACTGGTTGACACAACACGCTGGGTATAGTATTATGACCTTGATAAATGAAACGAACTGATCCTTCATCGGGTCAAACGAAACGCCCAGGTATTCGCACTACCTGGGCGTTTCTCACTCTTTACGGCGAGCTATTCCGTTTTAGGCTGTCCGTCGCTTACTCTCCATCCAGCCATTTGCAGAAATAGTATGCAACTACTCCCGCCACAACGGAGAAAATAAATGAAACGAAATCCTCCATCAGATCTCACCTCCTTTCCGTCGGAGGTGCGCGACAAATTGGATTGTATCACAGTTCTCCCGTTTCGGCAAACAAATAGAAAGTGAGGTGATCATATGGCAAAAGCAAAGAAACTCGCATCCGGTTCCTGGCGTGTTCAGGTGTTCAGCCACTACGAAACCGTGAATGGAGTACGGATTGTATTATTTCAACTTTTTCGATTCTTAAAAAATATGTAAACTATCTTGAATTTGGATAAAAAATTTAATATACTAAAGGTACAGAGATCGTCCTAAGAGCAGGGACGATAATCATACGGCTCAATTGAAGACATCTCCATGTAGAGCGCATGGAGCTTAAACAAAAGAAAGCTCAATTGAAGACCTCCGTACCATTGTGCGGAGGTCTGTTTTTGTTTAGGAGGATATTTCTATGAAAATGATACTGTTATCTACAGTCTTTTATAATAAATATGGCAACAAGCCCGAAATTATGCAAAAAGATACCAGGCCTTATGCCTGTTTTACTATCCTTGTCGACGGGATCCAGTTTGCTATCCCCATCAGACACCATATACACCATCCTTACGCTTTCATTACTATAGGTGATGGTGGACTCGATTACACTAAGGCCGTGGTTATAGAGGATCCCTCCTATATATCCAGCACTCCGGCCATTATCGATACCGCAGAATGGAATATCATCAAGGCAAACTCAAACACTATCTTTTATGAATTCCGTAAATACTTCCGGCAGTATCTTCGCGCTTTGAAACATCCGAACAATCCGCGAAGCCAGAAAATTATCCGGTATAGCACTCTACAGAATTTTACTTTTACATGAGCACTGATCATAAAAAGAGATAACCCCAGGCACCTGGGAATGCTCAGTCTTGCGACTTACCCCATTATGGGACCCAGTGTTATTCCTTCACGAGTTATCTCTTGCTAAATGTCCCTCCATATGACACTTCATTTAGAGGTGTGGAGGGTCCTGTCAAAAACAGTATACCATATGTGTCAAGGAGGTGATCTTATGGCAAAAGCAAAGAAACTCGCATCCGGCTCCTGGCGTGTTCAGGTGTTCAGCCACTATGAAACCGTGGACGGAGTCAAGAAAGCACGGTACCGTTCTTTCACCGGATCTACTAAGGCCGAAGCGGAGATGATGGCGGCGCAATTCGCTAATGATAAGGACCGGTATGCTCATAATAATCTGACCGTCCGGGAAGCAGTACGTAAATATATTGATTCCAAGAGTGAAGTACTCTCACCTTCCACGCTCCGGGCCTATGAGATCAATTACCGGAACCGTCTGGAGTTCCTTGGTGACTATATGGTTGATCAGGTACGCTCCGTGGATCTGCAGCAATATGTGAATACTCTGGCTGCGGAGCTGTCCCCGAAGAGCGTCAAAAACATCTACAATATGGTTCTTGCATCCATCCGGCTCTATTCCGACCGGAATTATACCGTCACCCTTCCGGCCAGAGCGCCAAAGGAGCTGCACATACCGGATGATGATCAGGTGAAACTATTATTGGAGAACGCTAATCCCCGCCTGCGGCTCTGCATCCTTCTGGCATCCGTCGGAACGCTCCGCCGTGGAGAGATCTGTGGACTTAAGTACAAGGATGTGCTCTATGATTTTTCTGCCGTATACGTACATACGGATGTTGTGAAGGATCCAGCCGGTAAGTGGATCCACAAGGAAATGCCCAAGAACGCCTCTTCTGTTCGTCGTGTTGTACTTCCGCAGGAGGTCATTGACCAGATCGGCACCGGTGATCCGGAGGCTTTCATTTACGGAAAGACACCCACCGCCATCACAAACGGGTTTGACCACCTGCGCAGGCGTCTCGGACTCCAATGCCGTTTCCATGATCTTCGACACTACGCCGCTTCCATCCTCCACGCTCTGGGCGTTCCTGATCAGTACATCATGGAGCGTGGTGGCTGGTCCACCGACGGCACTCTCAAAGCCGTCTATCGGAATGTCCTGGAAGACAAAAACAAAGCTTTCACCGACAAGGCTAACGAACACTTCCGCAAAACGCTCCTTCCGGAAGTTAACACGCCGGAGAAAAAAGACGCATGATTTTCGTGTGATATTTTGTGTGATATTTCGTGTGATATGTGTGATATTTTGGATGCATTTTGTGTGCAAAACAGTACACTTTGAGTGTATGAAAGATACGAGAAAACCCCGTATTTATCGATGTTTCACGGTAAATACGGGGTTTTGTGTTTTCTGCGGAGAATGGGACTTGAACCCACCTTAAAAGTGCGTGAAACTCCTGTAGATACTGCGTTTCATAATAGCCGTGTGATATTTCATGTGATATTTTCTGTATAAATATTGTGATCACACTTCCACGTCCGCAAAAATGTATCGTTGCCTGCCTGGATGGCCGCCCTTTCAGATAAGCGTAAGCTCAACTGCTCGCAGATTCTCCAGGAAAGCCTTACACGCGTTCTGAGTGCTTAACCTCAAAGCCGAATGGTGTCATTCCATTCGGCTTTTTCATATTTCAATCAATTCTTTCATTTTTGCATAACTCTTCGGCCCATAGGATCCATCTGCCGTTAGTCCGTATTTTGTCTGCCATGCTTTCAGTGCCGCCACGGATGCCGGGCCGAACTTTCCATCTTCTTTCAAGCCACACCCGAACCGGTTCAGGTTCTTCTGGAGCAGTCTTGCATTCTCCCCGGTGGCTCCCCGCTTGATGGTCGGCTTCGCCGCTTCCATCTTTTCCGGTTGCACCGGTGCAACTCCGCCATTCAGCAAGGTATTGACTTCTGCTGCTATGGATCCGTGAAGATTATACAGGTAATCGCCCGGACAGGCCTTCTTCGCAAACCATCGGTGTACGGTCATGTTCTGGATCCACGGCTGCCCAATCAGGCTTTTGTCTGCCTTCCAGCGCAATTCCGGGATACCGTTTCTTTTGCAGATATCCGCAAGCAGCTCCACTAAAGCACTGAGCGCTGCCCGTGATACATGCCAGTCCGGAGCTCCGCCATCGTTGGCTACCTCGATCGTGACCGCTCTGTCATCGTTAGCTGAATTCGATGTACACCAGGAACGATAATCTTCCGGAACATAACAGGCGATCATCCCATCCGATCCGATTCCGTAGTTACTGGAAGCCTTCGCTTTCTTATTTGCAAAATGGTTTCCCAAAGCTACCACCGTCGCATTGCAGGCCATGCAGTGAATGGTTACCGTGTCAATCTTCGATATTCTCTTCGTTTTGTTCGGTGACAGGATCGTGATCCTTGTCAGACTGCTCATTTTCATGTTCTAAACCCTCCGGAAATGTGTCAGTTATCGGTACTGCTTCGATTTGCGTTGCCAGTTGTATCATCTTCTGTTCCTCCTACGTCTTCCGTTTTCTTCTTCAGGCTCTTGATCATCTTTTTTAAGAACGGGGGCACAGGCCCTCCGGCGTCGCTGATGTTTTCTATGATCGACAACATTTCATTGAACGCAAGCCACAGAGCCACGACAATCGAAACAATGAATGGCTGTTTGAAATCCGGACGAACCTGCTGCGCTGCATAGTTCACCAGTACATCCAGAAGCCAGCCCATGGCGATCAGCAAATACATCAGAACTTTTTTCTTTAATCCGTCAAAGCCTTTCAAACTGTCGATCTCCTGCCCTCTTTTCGGCGCTGCGATCAGAGCCGTAGCATAATCGATCACATTGCAGGCCAGAAGGACATACACCGGGATAGCTAAATTGCCAAGCCACGCATTGATACCGGCAAAAATACCTACAATGACTCCCTGGATTCTTTTCATGTTTTCCATGGTTCTCCTTTCTAGCGATGTTCCCGACATTTCTGCCGGGAAGAAACTAAATCAATAAAACTGCCCTTTAATTAACCAAACGGAACGAACAAGAACTGACTTATAGTAGCGTTATATGAGCCCGAACCATATGTGTGTCCTACTACCACTAATGCATTGCAAGCAATATAAGTTCCACTTGCTGAGAAATATCCATTGGCTATTAATACGTCTGCTGAATTATCTTTTATTGCGACATAACCATTTATTCCGGTAGTTACTCCAGATACAATAAGCTGCCCTGGCTTAGTGGGGGTATATGTTGATGCTGTAATCACTTCAACGTGTCCCCAATCCAAGCGGCCTAAAGTGTTCTTTAATTCACTTAATTCCCCGGCGATCTTGATCCGATCCACATCTGCCGCATCCCATGCCCCGGAGTGGCTGGCCTTAAACTTATACAGCCCGCCCTCATATGTGCAGTAATCTCCTTCTGCATAGGTTTCCACCGCACTAAACGCATCCGCCACGATGTCGTTGTCGGCTTTATTGGCCTGTTCATCCTTCACTTCATTGATGGCAGACACCGCATCGCTCTTTGCTGTGGTGTGCAAATATGCCAGATTGCCGACTTTATCCAAAGGATTTCCAGCTGTAGGAATTCTATCACCAGTTTCTTTATTCACTACTCCAACGCTCATATCTTATACCTCCTTATTCAAAATACACAAGCACATAGTCAACACCTTCGGAGTTCAGCGTCTGCCCTGCGTCTACACCGTTGATAGTTAATACACCAGATGCAAACGACAGCGTGATGTTGTTCTCGCCAGAGTTCGGGGCTCTCCAAATAACTCTAACCTGGGTCTGTGTCGGAATAAAGCTATTCGTCCAGATAGCACTGTCTTTGCGTGCAAACCATGAAATATATTTTGCGTTTTCCCCGATATTGATAGAGTGCTGGGTCTCACCTGTTCCTGTGTACTCCACTATTTTCAACTTGGATAAATCTTGTGGAACACTAGAACCACCAGTCGCTGGAACTACATAATAAACACTGTATGCTCTGTTGTTCATGTTGCAAGCACCACCAGCATCTCTGCCTGTGATTGTCATGACGTTCCCGGAATATGAAATTCCGACTGTGTAATTGCCACCGTTACCACTCGCATTTGGAGCGTTATTGCTGCCCACAGACCAGCGTACTTCTGACATCTTACTACCCCACGGAAATGCATGTATGCAGTGCCAGTCGCCACTCTGCTCTACAGCTGGGTCTGTTACGATTTGTACAATCATTTTCGGAGTTTCTGTTCCGAAATCAATAGTCTTTGTAGTCTGACCGTCGCCAGTATAGTCTTTCTTTTTGATTTCAAAATTGCCGCCAGAGATAAAATCATTTGTAATTTGGTAGGTGTCGAATGATTTTTTCTCTTCAGTTATCAACTGTTCCCATTCTTCTAATGTCCCGACAAACTCATTCTTGATTCCCAGGTCCCCAAGAGATTTATTGCCGCTTAATGTAACTCCACTAATCTGCGGCCTGTTCTCCAGATCCTCATAATCATCGGTTCCGCTTCCTGCTTCGATTGCTGCCTTGAGTTCAAGCAACAATGCTTCGATCCTGGACTGCGGAGGCTTGTTATACTCTTCCCTGTTGATAATTGCTGTCAGGATTTCCTCGCTTCTGCTCTGCGGTTTATCTGCTGCCATGTTTTTTTCCTCCTTTTTCATCACGGATTCAACATTTTCGTATTCGTGTCCATGTATTCCTTCAGTGCCGCCCATGTCGTAGCATTCGGATCATCGAAATATGCATTCAGTACCGTCAGGTATTCCTGTGCATCTGCCACCGCCTCAAAGACCGGTGCATTTACTTTCGATATGCCATAGATGGTATCGTTTCCATCGTGACCATCGTTCGCCTGTACAGCCGGTCGTGTACGCCAGTTCCGCTGGGCAGTTCCGTTTATGGCAGAATCGAACATAAATCCGTCATCTCGATTGCCGTCACAGTACGTCAGGAACGCCCCCGGCGTGTCGTTCGTTTTTCCCTCAAAGGTATTTGTAGCCTCTGTACTGGTTTCGTCAAAGATAACGTAAGTTCTGGTTTTTCGGTAAGCCTGTGTCTGCTCCTTGAACTTCGTGTCGAATACGTTGTACTGCCAACCGCCCTGTGCCCTTATGTAGATCACAGCCGGACATTCAAAGCTGAAATTCTTTGCATAATCGGCTCCATCCGCCTCAATCCATTCCAGGATCTTCTTTCTGGAAGCAAACGGCGAAGGAACTTCTCCCGGTGATATCTGCTTTCCAAATACGTATGCACTCGATATGTTCATGATATCGTTCCTCCCGTCACTCCAAATGCTACAGCAAACACATGACTGCCGGCTGACAGCTGCGAAGTCAGCTTATCCAGTGTCAGTATATGATGACCATCTTCGTAATATTCGACCAGCGCCGTCTGTTGCGTCCCATCTATGCCATAAGTAACATGCAGATGTGTCTGATCGCCGGGAGTATCGGCTGCCGCTTCCAGATTGACTGTTGTGGCAAAACGCACTTTTCCGGCTTTTCCAAGCACAAAATAGATTTCCATCACGATCTCATCATTCCCATCCGTAATCGGATCCGTACGTTTTACCTGTGGCTCTACGTAATCATATGTAATCTCGTCTATCTTTTCCTGTGTCTCCTGCTTTGCCTGCTGCATGGCCGCGGTCTGCTCTCTCTGCATCGCCGCAATCTTCTTTTCTTCACGACTCTTTACATTGGCAAGCCTTGGATTGGTTCCCACTCCGGTCAACTTCAGTTTGCTGTGATGTTTGAAGTTGATCTTAGTAATCACACAGTGCTTTCCGCTTCCTGCAATACCGCCGGAGAAATCAATCACATCTCCCAGATCATAATATGGCTCCGGCGCTACCGATACACTGAACGGATAGAAATTGATCTCACCCAGTTTGTTCATTACCGCCTGCCGGATATCATCCAGATCCTCACCCTGCGGATCTTCCAACAGGAAAGCATTTTTGCCGCCCTCATATACCAGCCCGTCACCGACTATGGAATAACAATTTTCCGAGCCGTCCAGATTATCGAAGTATATGCTTGAGTAGTAGGATGTGAAATCCGAATAAGCGCCGTCATTTACCCGCCGGTCCGGTGTCAGTGTTTCATCTGCCAGCTGCTTATACTGCCGCAGGTAGATCTTTCCATCCCGTCCCGCTGTTGCAAACGCACACAGTGCCTGCGAAATATCAGCCAGGAAATCCCTCCAGGAGGAAATATCCCCATCCCTGCTGCATTTGAACAGCACCGTTCCGTTCGTCATCGCCGCAAGTTCTCCGGATGTGTTCCCGATCGTGATCCCGCAGGCCGTAGCCGCCACCTGAAGCCATTGCTCCGCCGTATTGTATCCGCTCAGTAAGGAACTGCTCACACGCTGGTCCAGAAGGCTCATGTTGTCGTAGGCCGTTACTACTATTCCGGATGCAGTCTGATTCGCAGATGCTACCGTATAATATCCCAGCGGAACACCTTCCTCACTCTGGCCGATCGTCAGGTAATGCGTCAGACTGATCACCTTACCGATCCATGTTTCGGCACTTCCGAGATTGATCCCCATGAAGGTACATTTCAGAGAGCCGATGTATACCTGTCCGATCCCGATGTTCTTCTGGTCGGAACACTGATTGGTTATGGTAAGCGATCCCTTCAGGATATTTGCATCCGTGAACGGCACAGATCCAATCGTTCCGCTGATCCTCTCAAAATGAACGGCATTATCCTCCAGTTCATCGATATAATCCTGTGATACTGCGTACATATCAGACCTCCGTTGCCGTCAGCGTTACATTCCACAATCCATCAGATTCGGTATATGCTTCCGATCTGGACACCATCGACGGTGAAAAATCCCGGATCCTGCAAGTATATGAGTTTCCGCGCCATCCGACCGATACTGTTGCCAGCTTTGCGTAGGCTTCCAGCGTATCCAGAAAACTGCTCGATATGTTTTCCCATCCGAATTTGAACTTATGCTTATTGAGACGGGTGACCGATACCATATCCGTCCCCGCCTCCGACTTCATCACACTTTCAATTTCTTCAAAACTGTATTCCACGGATCTCGGCGGTATCGTGCACGCCGTACTGTTGAACGATACGATGCCTGCTGCTAATGCCATCTTACCTTCCTCCGCTCCTGTACTGGTTCCGATCCTGTGCGGATACAACCAGTGTTTCTATTTCCTCATCCCCGATATAAACAGGGATCGTAATATCTCCCGTCTCTGCTGCCGGTTCGAACGAATACATACGGTTGATCTCGCTTTCCACATCGTAAGAGCGTGACAGTTCCGCTGACATTTCATCCATTGCATCGATCGGCAGGTCTGCATTCTTATCGATACCGATTGCAAGGCCCATATCCAGATAACCGCCAAACTCCTCAAACATCTTTGAAGGTGAAGCAATTCCGAAGTATTCCTTGATCGAATCTACCACACCGTCCAGCGAATCGATGGACTTCCTGATCACGGCCTCCACGGATTTTGCAATACCATCGGCAAGGCCCATCATGATCTCACCGCCCATGTCCTCAAACTTGACAATAAGGTCTGCAAATGTCTGCAGCATATTGTCGATCAGAGTCGGTATGCAGGCTATGATCTGCTTTTCAATCTCCGGCATGTTTTCGATCAATGCAAGAAACAGCGTTGTTCCTGCTTCCATGAGCGCCGGCAGATTATCCATCAGCGTGGAAATAATAGCCTCTACGATCTCCGGCAATACCGTGACGATCGTGTTGATGATCGTAGGAAGATCGTCGATCAGTGCCGTAAGCAGCTCCACACCTGCCTGTATGATCACCGGTATCTCTTTCAGCAATGTTTCCACAAGGCTCTGCACCAGTCCCGGGAGCTGTTCCAGAAGCGTCGGCAGCGCCTGGAAGATCCCCGTTGCAAGTGCTGTGATGATCTGCATTGCCGCATCCAGAAACAGTGGAAGGTGCTGAATGATCACGCTGACCAGATTTACCAGTGTATCCACCAGAGTCGATATCAGCCCCGGCAGAGCCTGCGCGATCCCGAGCGCAAGGTTCTCGATGATCGTCAGTCCGGTATCCAGTATTGTAGGTAGCAGTTCCAGGATCGTGGACACGATCGTGTTAGCAATCTCCACAACTGCACCTGCGATTATATCTGCGTTTTCCGACAATCCACCAACGAGTGCCGTAAGAAGCTCCGCCCCTGCTGCTACCACATCCGGAACTGCTTCCAGAAGCATAGCAAGACCGTCACTGATGATCCCTCCCAGGGCTTCCATAGCGCCGGAAAGACCGCCCTCGTTAAACGCTTCCGTCAGTCTTGATATTGCGTCTGCACCGAAATCGACAAAATCCCTTATTGTAGGTGTCAACTGATCAGATATAACAATCTGCGCTCCTTCCAGAGCACTTTCAAAATATTTGATGCTACCCGCCAGATTATCCATCTGTGTATCAGACATTTTCTGTGCCGCACCTGTAGCATCATCAATCATTCCGCTCAGTTCGTCCCACCGTGATCCATACTCATCTACATGATCAGTAATAGTTTGAATAACCGCTATCGCATCTTCAGCTGATAAATCATACTCAAACTGAAAATATTCTTGAAGCTCCTCTGCACTTGTTCCCAGTGTTTTTAGATTATATACACCTTCCGATACAAGAGATTCCAGCCCCTCATTCGCCATCCAGTAGGTATCTGCATACTTCTCCCATTCCACTCCGGATGCTTCTACTGTTTTTGACAGTTCGCTAACATCTGTAACTGTATTTGCTAATAACGCAGAAACTGACTTCAGATCCACCTTATTGAATAGGGTGCTCAAGAGTTCTGTACGCTCTTTTTGTGTCATATCGCCCATGATATCATTCAGATCTGTGAATATGTCATTGAGATTTCGCATATTCCCAGCTTCATCATATACCAGAGCTTCCATTCCGCCGAAACGTAACATAGCATCTGCGGCTTTATCTGTCGGAGCCGATAACGACAGAATAATGTTTCGTAATGCCGTACCGCCTTCTGCTCCTTTTACACCGTTATCCGCCAGAATACCAAGTGCGGTATTCATTTCATTGGTTCCGCCTGCCAGATTCTTTGCAGTACCGCCTACAGTCAAAATAGCTTCACCAAGCTGTGATATTGATGTATTTGACTTACTTGAAGTTTGTGCCATCATATCAACCAGTTCGGTGGTTTCATCGATAGAAAGTCCCAGCGCGCTTGACGCATCTGTAACCATGTCTGATGCATATGCCAGATCAATATTGCCTGCCGCTGCAAGATTCAATACATTCGGCAACATTTGCATTGACGTTTCTGCATCATATCCGGCAAGCGCCATGTAGTTTAAAGCATCTGCTGCCTGAGATGCCGAAAACATCGTTGAAGCTCCCATTTGCTGTGCATACTCGCGCAGCTCGCTTATTTCATCAACCGAAACACCCATAGTCGCAGCCACTTGCGACATAGAGGCATCAAACTGCTTTCCCACCTCTACTGACGTTGCTCCAAACTTCGTCATTTCTGTCACAGATGTTTTAAACAGATCTATGCCAAATCTTCCAGCACCTGCAAGAGCACCTTTGGCCCCACCCAAAAGCGTATTCCCAAAGCTTGCCCCTGCGCTTGCCGCCTCTCCGTCCAGGATATTTGTCAGGGATCCCTGTATCCCCTGTGCGGATGGTATTATCTGTACATATGCTTTCGCCAGTTCTGTCGCCATATCAGCCCTCTACAAACTTCTTTCGCCATTCCATAAAATCTTCTACGGTTCCGAAGCCCTGTGCCTTGTGTTGCTTCGGCTTCGTCATCATTTTCCTTGCAAGCGATTCCGGCTTGTTCCATCCGTTCTTCGCGTCTTTCGTCTTCGACCAGCACAGCCAGTTCAGACGGTCAACAATCACTGCCTTCATCACTTCGTCATAGGTGTATCTGCTGTCCTGAAGGACATTCTTTATCCTTGCCCCCTCACGCAGTCCGCAGGCCAATACCGCAATGGTACCGGCCGGGATGCTCCGATAGTCATAGATTCCATAACACTCCGCAAGATCACAGATCAGTGCATCTTCATCGACCTTGCACATGTGGGCAAGGATCATTATTTTTTTCCGTTCTTCAAGCCTCCGATGATCTGCAGCAATGCGTTCTTGATCTCTTCCGTGGATACATATCCTTTCTTCTCCCGGATATGCTCAAACAGTTCCGGTTTGGATTCCCCCAGAAGGATGTTCACCGCATCCGTCAGTCTCGATACGATCCCTCTGTCTACATCCGTAAGAGCCTCTACCAGCTCATAATCGTCCAGTTTCCGATCATCAATGTCTAATGTGAAATTGCCATCCAGTTCTACCTTCATATTCTTTCCCCTTTCCAAAAAACGCCCCGGCAGATCGCCGGGGCATTCGTCCTATGCTTGTCAGGTGCTTTCCGTCCGTTCGTAGTAGGTCTTGTTGGTGTCCACAGTAGTGTCTGCGGTAGGCATATAGCCATCGCCGGACAGTACATACCAGCCTTCGCTGCTCGGGTTCTCGGAACCAACCGGCTCCACGGCCGTATAGGTGTAAGTAACACCTGCCTGCGTCCCTTCCACGATGTACTCGTAGTGGGTATTCCCCTGTGCATCCGGGAAAGCGGTCACGGTGATCTCATAGCCTACCGCCTCACCATCCTTGTACACGATATCTCCGATGGCGGTGATCTTGCCGTTCGGGATCACGATACGCTTCAGGATGTTTGCGCTCACCTGCATATCGATGATAAAGGAATGCGGGATCTTGTCCTGTGCATTCACCTTCACGGTAATACCGCTCACGATCGTGCCGCTTACGTTGTCGTCGTTGTTCACCAGCTTCAGAACGACACCGTTTCCGGCCTCGATCATCTTCCACTTGAACGTGTCCTTCTTCTCGGTCAGCGGGCTTGCCACAACGTCACCACCCCACGCCTTGATATCCTGCGTGGTAATGGAACTGGAATTGGTCACACCATCTTCCGAGCAGTAGCCGGCACACGCAAACAGCGCCGTATCGATGGCGGATGTGGCACTGGTCGGCAGCGTTACGCCTACAGCACCTACCCATACACCACCGGCGATATTCGGTTTGCCGATCTGTACGTTTCCTGCATTGTTTGCCATTTTCTTTTCCTCCTGTTAAAAATAAACGATATCAAATACTGCCTGATATCTGTATCTGTGTGTTGCCTGATCCGTGAAACAGTATTCTGAATTGAGTGAGCACCTGGCGATCTCTCTGCACTCGACGGAGGAAAGCATATGTCCTACCATCTCGTGGCTGATCTGCGCGGCTCTGTACATACTGCTGCCATAGGACTGCACCGTGATCACAGCCGATTTGACATGATCCGTTACGGATGCCCCCTGGAGCTCGATGCGCATGTACTCTGCTGGCTGGTTCTCCGGTTCTTCCATGTACGCCGGTTCCGTCATTTTCTGATTCAGATAATCCAGTATGATCTTTTCTATCACGATGACATCACCGCCTTTAATACCGTATTGTTTGCGTTATTCTCCGCGATCGCTTCCCTTGACGTTGCCACTACCGATGCATTCACACGCCCTTTTCCGGTGTATGTTGTCACTTCGTAGCCTTCGCCCAGCTTCTGCACTGCTTTCTGCGCATATTCCTCACATGCCTCCAGCATTTCCGGAGACCTCAGTAATTCCTTTACGCCATCGTGGTTCAGTTCCACTTTAACCGCCATACCGTTCCACCGATACCTTTCCGCTCCACCACATCGGCATATTTTCGGGTGTTCCATACACCGGCTTTCCTATGGTCCGGAAGCGTTCCCCGCGTATGATCACAAAGGTATCATACCAGGTATTCGCATCTCCCTTCGGGATCCCCAGCACATACGCGATCCGTTTCCCCGACAGGTTCAGCTCATCCGTGATATCCTGCGCTTCCGGCTGCCCCACAAGCACATTGTTCACTATTACTTCGGTTTCCTTGTAGATCGGTGCTCCGAAGTCATCCGTTCCCGTCTTCGTTTTCGTGATCAGTTTTACTGTCTCACCCTTTATTCTCTGTCCCATAGATATCCAATGCTCCTATCCTCTGCCGACGCAGTCCCAGGCGCTTCAGGTCATTACGCATGATCGCACTTGCTATCCCTCCGCCCGGTATCGCATATGTGCCCGACCAGGTAAATCCAAGGCCTGCCTGCGACTCCTGGCTCATCGGTTCGCCGCTCGTTTCCTGACGCAGTACCCGGATCGTGATATCCACCGTTACCAGCTTCACGGTGCTGCCATAGGCGCCCGTTTCGTCCGCAACGATCATCCCGTCCAGATTCCTTCCTACCTTGTTGGCTTCGTTCCGCAGCAGATCGGAGACTAGCGGCAGCAATGCCGCCGTTCTTGTCTGTTCGCCCACTGTCAGCGCCTTTCCTCCAAGCAGTTCCACGTCTTCGACTGTCGCAAATGCTTCTGCCATAGTTACTTTCCTTTCTTAGGCCTTATCGTTGCCCCTTTGGAAGGCTTTTTTTCTTCTTTCGCCTCTTCCTTCGGTGCTTCCGCTTCCGCCTTTTCCGGTTCTTCCTGTTGCACCGGTGCAACTTCCTGCTTTTTCAAAGGGAAACCGACAGGAGTCGCCTCCTGCCAGTCTTTTCCTGATATCTTACAGGGAGTATTGATCACCGCGCCGGTTTTCATATTCCTGTAGATCATATCATTCCTCCAGTTCCAATTCGGACAGATCATAGGTATCCGTCACCGTAACCGCTCCGTTGGAAGAGATCACCTTGATCTTCTGGCTGGACTTATCCGTAATCTTCATCACGCTGTTCATATCCGGATCCAGCTCCTGCGGTTCTATCCCGCCCGCGGAAGGATCCAGACCAACCTTGATGGAGGACACTGTCGCATCATTGCTCGTGTAATGAAGCGCCAGGAAATAGCCCTCGCCCCAATCGGTTACCAGCTGGCCGCTGCTGAGCGGTTTCAGCTTACCCTTGATCTTATTACCCTCTACTGTCACATTTTCCTGCATGCTGCTGACAAGCGTTCCCCACATGTCAACCCCACCATCTTCAGCTCTTACGGTGTGGGTCACGAAGGGTTTGCAACAACTCTCGCAAATGCTTCCGGTCTGAGGATCGCCCAGCCGATGTAAGCCTCACCACGCAGGTATACCTGGTTGTGTCCCTTCAGGTCGCCAGCGTCCGCGTCGTTATCCGGATTACCGTATTCGATCACCTCGATCGGGATTTCTTTTGCAAAGCCCCAGCGGAAGTAATCACGGAAGTTACCAACGATCATCTGGTCGATGGTCTCTGCTGCCGCGATTGCCTTATGTACGGTGCTGTTTACGGAGATCGGCAGGCCCTTGATGTTGCTCGGTGCTGCGCCCCATCCCAGTTCCGGATACAGTCTGCGTCCGTCGCTATCGGTCAATGCTGCCAACTGAGAACGGAATGCCGGAGCCATTGCCATACCGGTCACATCATCTTCATTCGCCTGCACCAGTGCGATCGCCGCCTCTACATCCTCGTCTGCGTTGGTCAGATTGGACTGCAATACCTTCTGGGTCACCTTGTAGTCAAAGTGATTGTTTCCGATGATCTCGGATGCCATCAGGCCGCTTCTCGGGTTCATGCCGTGCATCGCCATGATGTCGATACCGCGTGCAACCTTCTTCGCAAAGCCTTCTGCAAAAGCCTGCAGGTACTGAAGCTGCACTTCCTCGTTGCCGTATTTGAACTCGTCAGAGATACGGGTACCGTATTCTACCTTGATCGGCTTGATCATTACCGGCTCGATGGTTACGCCGCCGTTGGATTTTGCGCTGTTCTCACCCAGGACATCGATCTCCTTGTCGAAGTTGAAGGTGAACATGGTGGCTCCGTTGAACGGGATCGGTTTCTGGCCGCTCAGGGCTGCCAGAGAACTCTTGCCGGATACCATGTTGAACATTTCATTTGTGAGTTCGGGCGGGAACAGTGTCCCTCTGTTTAATACACTTGCCATTTCAGTTATCTCCTTTCAGATTCTGCAGCATATTCTTGAATGCTGCTGTTTGTGCATCCTGTTTGGAAACAGGTTTTTCTGCTGCTGCGAGTGGCGGTACTGACTGCTGTTTCATGATCTTCGCCAGTCCTTCCGCATCCTTGCGGATCTCATCCTCCGTTTCACCGTTCAGGCGTCCGTGAAGCTCATACGGGAGCCCCATTTCATGCGCAATGCGTGTCTTTACGGCTGCTGTTTCATAACCTTTGATCCTGGCGTCTCTTTCGGCAATATCCTTGTCGTACTTTCCCGCTTTTTCATTGGCGGCATTCAGAGCACCGTTCAGATCTCCGATCTGCTTCTCATACTTCTCTTTCAAGGCCTTCAGATCATTCGGAGAAGTATAGCCTTCGTACTTCTGCGCATCTCTTGCTGCTCTGCTCTGGACGGCTTTGTTTACCTGCTCCTGCACGTATGCGTCCAGTGCTTCCTGTGTGGTGATAGGTGTTTGTAAATCCATTTCGTTCTCCTTTCCCTGCATTAACCCGGCAGTGACGGTGTGCCTGCTATAACCGGCAGTGACGGTTGAATATAAAAAAGCCGGCAGAACCGACTTTAATACCTTGCCTGTTGTTTCTTTTTCTCTTTGAACTCCTCTGCTGCCCAGTGGGCAAGGATCACGCTGTCCAGTATGGCGATCTCCATATCCGGTTTCAGTGACCGGTAGCCGAATCCGGAAGAAAGGATCTTCCTCTTTTCACAGTTTGCTGCCACTTCTTCCAGAGATGGCTGCCCGTTATGGATCAGAGTGCCTTTTTCCACCGCCTGTTCGAACATTGCGTTCGCCACGACCACTTCCGTTGTCTTTGGCAGCATCGGCTTTTTCAGTTTCTCCTTCTTCATCTCTTCCGCCAGAAGATCCTGACCTGCTTTTCCGTCCACGACCACCCGCTCCACATCAGCTTTCTTAAGAAAGCTTAAAAGACGGGCATTTCCCTTCTTTATCTCCTGACAGAACAGAACTTCCACGAAGATCTTTCCGTTTCCTGCTTTTACGGCGACTGCTGCCGCCATTCTTCTGGCATCAATGCCGTATTTTACACCGACGTACAGCTTCCCGGATATGGTCAGCTCTTCATCTGCCTGAAGCCGCTGCCATTCCACACGGCTGATGGCGGATGCCTGGTTATAGGAGATCCATAGCCCGAGGCGCTGGATGTTGAAATCTATGATATCTCCGGTAAATTCGTTCCGGATCTCCCTTTCCTTCAGCTGCAGCCCCAGAGACGGATTCGTTTCATACCAGGAATCCACGTCATTCGGATCCATTTCCTGCTGTACGGACCATTCCGCCCAGCCGGCATCCTGATTCTTTCCCTGAATCGTCTGCTGCCGGAAGGTCGGAAACACGGTTCCTGTGGATACCGCTGTCGGAGGCGTACCGCACATGATGATCTGCGGATTTTTGCTGTCCGTTACGGTGTATTTCAGTGCGCTTTCATGCGCTGTCTGGTATTCCTGCGCTTCATCTACTACCAGAAGGTCGTTTCCTTCGCCCAGACCTCCCTTTGAGGTCCTTGTCCGGAACTCGATCCGGCCTCCGCCTTCCACGTAGATGTGTTCTTTCCCCATTGCCCGATATTCGGAGGTGATCTGCAGTCCTGCTGCCTTCACCAGCGCATACAGCCGTTCCCAGGCGCTGTGTGAAGTGGAAGCGAGGTGCGCCGTATGCATGATCTTTTCCCCGTTCTTGAGCCCCCAAAGCTCCCGTATGGTCAGGATCTCGCCTTTTCCGTTCCGGCGGGGAACTTCATACCCGTATCTGGTATGCACCCAAAGGCCATCATCATTCTCTGCCATGATGTCGTAGATCTGGATCTGCTGCCATTCCCTGGCTGTCCTTCCGGTGCTGTTATACAGCTTTACTGCCTCCGCGCCTCTTGTTTTTTTATACGGCAGAACCGCGCAGAGGGTAGGTGTCTGCCTTCCTATGCGCTCCTCTGTCATATAATGTACTCCTTTGTTATAATCCTCCTACAGGGTTTTCCGAGTCTATTCTTGATGCTAAGCATCAAGAAGCAAAGCAGTCAAATCGGTAATCGCTTTGAGGAGGGCCGGAAGATGTTCCAGATCGTCCGGTCCTTCGTCTTGCATTTCCTTCTTCACATAGCTCATCAGGAAATCTCTAAACTCAGTCGGTGCGATTTTTTCATACTCATCCATCTGTTTTCCTCCATCAAAAAAGCATCGGAAATCCGATGCTCTTATATCTCATATGACATTTTTTCAGGGATATCTCCCTTGTCAAATTCTTTTTGGTACTTCTTAATCATCTTGTCAATAAACAGATCGTAAACCTCTTCTTTATGCGGTTTTTGCATAACTAAATACTTGCGATTATTGCAGTTCAACCTCATTAACCCAGTAATATCGCTGACCACTGCACCGATCGCATATATTGCTATCCCATTATTATGTGATATTAGTCTGCAATATACCACCGTCTTCTCCCTTCCCACCTGTTTCTTCTATCAACTGCTTCACCCAATTATATGTTTTTTGCGTCAATTCGTGTGCTTCACCTGCAGTTAAATTATACTCCTTTTCCAGCTTAGATTCAAGAAGTTCATGGTTCAATAAAGTTATATCCCTTGGCAAATAGTTTCCTTCCTGCAGCCTCTTCCAAGCTACCGCCATATCGTAATCCGGATAAAACCTCTTGTATCCATCGTCCAAATCATGCTTCTTGAAAAAAATATGACTCCTTATCGTCCGGATATCCTCTACAGAGAATCCTGTGTTTTTGGATATAGTTTCAGAATCATCTACCCGCGAATAAACCTCATACATCTTTTTAGCTAAGATATCTTTCGTTGTGTCATATTCTTCAATCGGATACCTATGTCCCCCTGTAACCTTTCCTCCTGTTTGTCTCATCGCGATTTCTGTTGTTCTTTCCAGCCTATTATTTATCTTTTCTGCATTTTCTTCTTTCCAGTCATACTGCTGCTTCGTGTGCACATTCTGCCTGCTGCCGTTGCCGGGATCGTACTCCACAACGCATCCGCAGCCTCTGTGTCGCTGCCATACTTCGTTTCCGGAAGCCTTTACCATCGCATAATCATATGTTCCGGCCAGGTCCGTACACCATTTGCAGCATCCGGCCACTGCGGTTCGCACGATCTTCGGTGAAAGCCCTGCTTTATACTGGAAGTCTGCGTTCTTCCGCACGCTGTCAGTCGCTACGCTCTGGGAGAAGTTCACCACATCCCCTTCCAGTTCCTTCTGGCGGTCATCGTACTGTTCGGCAGTGGCCGCAAGGTTCACAAGCCCCTTCACACGATCCTCGTTCAGCTCCGGACGCTGCGCTTTGATGTGAATACCGGCCCTGTTATTCATTCCGGTAATGATCCGCTGCGACATATCCGCAACATTACCGTAATTTTCCTTAAGAACCGGCGGAAGCACCCTGTTTGCGATGTTAAAGTACATCTTCCCGTTCGGCAAAATGTCACCCGACACATTTCTCCGCAGCGCCTCCGCCAGCAATTCTCCTTCTCTTACCGCGTACGCATCCAGATCTTTTCCATCTGCCGATCCTGCTGCCGTACGCTCGCTGATCCGCGCCAGTTCCTCATCATTTTCCCGAAGTTTTCGGTAATCACTCTGTACTTTTTCCAGTAATCCCGGCACGATATCTTCTGCCATTGCTATTCTCCATTACTTACCGGGAAAGGATCCTTGCTCGGTTCAATTCCCAGCATTTCACGCATGTTATCCATGCCAAAATACCCCGGCGCTGCCTGTGTGAGCTTCTGCACACCATCCCCGAAGGTCGAAAATGCAGAGAAGTCCGGTTCAAATACCGGTGCCCATACCGGCTGCGTCATATAGAACTGCCTGCGCTTGTATTCGTATTCATCACGCAGACACGCTGCCACATATCCGACATTCAAAAAGCCGCTTCCGAAGGTTCTCTGTGCTTTCCGCGCTGCCAGACGAAGGTTCTCATGCGCTGCAGCGATCGCATCGGAGCTGGAAGGATTGTCTGTTGCAAAACCAAGATCATCCAGTGTCAGTCCGGTCTCGCCGGCGAACACCGATGCATACATACGAAGCTGTGATATATTCGGTTCCATGCTCTGCTGCTGGAACACACCTGCCACAGGATGATCGCCATCATCGTCTTTCGTGATCTCCAACAGTGAGGATATTGTCACTTTCCACTGTTCCAGGCGCTCCGCTTCGTCGCTTGTGCCTAAAACGTATCTCTGTGGGAAGGAATAGAACTCCGAAGCCACTTCCGTTCTGGTGATCGTGTTCCTGGCTTTATCCATCACATTCATGCAGGCCCTGGAAATACGGCTGTGTCCGAACGGCCGCTTTGCATCCGGTTTGTAGATGATCGGAACCAGCAGCGGCGCCGGGGCGCTGTTCGTGATCGAGTACGGATCTCCCTGCTCCGGATAGTAATCCGTACGCCCCTTCACAAAATACGCTTCCAGAACAACATTGTTGTCGCTGTCACGCTGCAGAACGGCATAGCCTTCCGTCAGAAGGCCCGTAATCTGGTCGATCTCTCCGGTTGCGTTGGCTCCGTCGATCACCTGAAGCCGCGGATAACCTTCTTCGTCCTGCGAAATATAGACAAAACAGCAGGAAGAGATCAGCGCCGACAAAACTGCACTATCAAAAAAGACATCCGGATTGTTCATCTGGAAGATCTCGTTGATGTCAAAGTTATCTTCCTTGAACTCGCGGAATGTCAAACGGTCGGCCAGTGCATCCACGGCCTTACTGCACCATCCGAGCACCGACAGATAATCTGCTTTCATCTTCTCCGGGATGATCGGCGAAGGATCCAGCCTCGCGTTTTTCATCTCGTAGTACTTGTATCTGGTCAGTACTCTGCTGCTTCGTGCGCTCAATTTTGATCTCAGGTATTCAATCCCTTTGTACTCTGCCATAATTTCCTCGACTGCTGCCGGTGATCTCTTTCCTTCAGCGTGTGTTTTTTTTCGTA